ATTATTATCTCAAAGGCTCAAATTGACGGGATGGCGATATATAAAAATGCTATTTTAGGTAGTGTCTATAAACGCTTAGGTATAGACGGTGAGCCAAGAAAAGACTTTACTAAAAGTATTCAATATAACTTATCGGAAAACGAGATTACATATACCGAAACTCCAGTCAATAAAGACTTACTTGTCAAGAAATAAAATACTCTGCTATACTTAGTCAAACCAAACTCTGAAAGGAACGGTAAAGCAATGACAATCCGCCAGAAGAATAGAGCCAGAATAATAGGAAAAAATAGAACTGCACAAGCTGAATTATTAGAAGCTGGCTATGCTCCATCTACCGCCAAGAAACAACCACCAACAGTAATGAAAGCTAAAGGATGGTTAAAACTTATGGATAAGTATTTGCCGGATAATGATTTATTAGTAAAACACAAAGAAGCCTTAAATGCCGTAAAACAAATAGGAGCACAGATACTGATTGATAAAAATGGTGAAACTATAACTAAAGAGAATGAAGGTATGATTGAAGTTCCGGATCAAGCAATTAGACTCAAAGCAGTAGAGTTAGGTTATAGGGTAAAAGGTAAATTAAGACCAGAGGAAGGAGTAAGCAACGAAGTTAAGATTTTAGTAATTCCAAGTGAGTTAATAAAAAAATATGATACAACAATTACACCAAACACAAGCGATAGTAGCGCAGGATAATCACGATTTCAGAGTAGTTGACTGCGGTAGGCAATGGGGTAAAACTACTTTATCAGTTGAAGAGATGAAAGCTTGTGCTTATTATAAGAAAGTTTATGAGAATGTACCTCATAATGAGATAGCTTATTTTGCCACCACATTTGACCAAGCAAGAAATATTGCATGGGCAATGCTAAAAGACTCAACCCGTTCCGCATGGGATAGACCTCCAAATGAATCAAGATTAGAACTATGGTTAAGAACAAAATACAATGAGTTATCAAGAATTACTCTAAGAGGTTTTGAGAATATAGAAACTGCAAGAGGACAGCAGTTTGATTTGTTAGTGATAGATGAAGTTGCTTTTATGAGAAATTGGAAGTACTCTTGGCAATCTATTCTTGAGCCGACACTGGCATTTAGAAAAGGGAAAGCTTTATTTATTAGTACACCGCAAGGATTTAATCATTTTTATGATATGTATGAATTAGGTCAAACAGAAAATGCTTTTTATAAGTCCTGGAAGTTTACGAGCTATGATAATCCATTTTTAAGTAAAGAAAGAATAGAGCAAGCAAAAAGTACAAGCACTCCAGATTACTTCGCTCAAGAATACTTAGCAGATTTTAGAAAATACACAGGACTTGCGCTTACTCAATTCCAGAGAGAAATACATCTTATTGAAGCATTTGAAGTACCAACGGAATGGCAAAGAGGCAGAGGATTTGATTATGGCTCAAAAGACCCTACTGCTTCTTTAAGAATTGCTATTGATAATGATGATAATTGGTTTGTTGAAAGAGCATATAAGCAAAGAAGATCAACAATTCAAGAACACGCTACAACAATATTAGCCCAAGATTATGGTTTAGGTTTTATGCCTATATTCGGTGATCCTAGTGGCGACCAATGGGAGTTAGAATTTAAACAATATGGAGTGAATATTACTCCTGCTAGTAAAGAAACAGGACAAAATGTTCAAGGATATGTAGCTTTTACTATTGAGACAATTAACGAGAGACTAAAGCCAATTCCGGGGCATAATGTTAATCTTCCTGATGGCAGAGTTATTGAAAATGCTCCCAGATTATTCTTTTTAAATACTCCTGAAGTTATGATGGCAGTAAAAGAAGCAGAACTATTGAAGTGGAAAGAAACAGCACAAGGCCAGACATTACCTATATTAGATGAGTATATTGATCCAGATGGACATTGTGATTTAATGGCTTGTTTGAGATATTTTGCAGTAAGCTATAAAACTCCAGTTCCGATTAATTATAATGAAGAACCAGGGGGAGTCTTAGATTATGATGTTAGTTGACATAATGGCGGGATTGGTTTATAATATAGTATATGCCAATAGGTATTCATAAGCGTAAACCTCGATCTGAGGAAACTAAAAGAAAAATAGCAATAACTCTCACAGGTAGAAAACAATCCGAGGAAACTAAAAGAAAAAGAAGTTTGACGCTTAAAAGTCTAGGGCCTAATGGGGGCACTTTTAAAAAAGGCATTATCCCTTGGAATAAGGGAAGAATTGGCGTTTATTCTAAAGAAACACTTGATAAATTTAGTAAAGCTCATAAAGGTGCAGTGGGATATTGGCTTGGTAAAAAAAGACCAGAAATAACAGGTAAAAAGAATGTTAGTTGGAAAGGTGATAGCGTTGGTTATGGTGCATTACACCAATGGGTTTATAAACACTTAGGTAAACCTACTAAATGTGAAGATTGTAGAATAGATGGACTAACAAGTTATCAAATTCATTGGGCTAATATAAGTGGTAAATATAAAAGAGACTTAAATGACTGGAAAAGATTGTGTGTAGATTGCCACTTGAAATTTGATGGAACTGCTATTAAGAAGGGACAACATTTATCTCCTGAAACTGAATTTAAACCACGGGAATATAGTTAGCACTTGCCATAAATTAAAATCTTCGTATATCCTTATGTTATGGATAAAGTTGTACCTGAAAATCTTGAGTTGGCAATGTTGTTAAACAATAAATCTACGGGCTTCAATTATAGACAAAGGCGAGAGGAGGACTGGAGAGAAAATTATGAATTGTATCGTGACAAAGTGACCGTGAATCGGCTCATTCAGCGCCAGTCCGTGAACCTCCCCTTAATGAAAACTACACTCCGTACCCTCTTAAAAGACATTGACGATATGCCGGTAATTGTTTTTGAGAATTTAGACAATGATAAACAGGCAGAAGTCTTCCAGAATGAGTATTGGAAGTGGACTCTTGAGCAAAATAACGCAGAGATTCAGGATATTGTAGATAAGAAGCAGGACTTCTTCTTCGGCAGGACTTTTGACTCTTGGCAGATAGAAGACGGAAGGATTATATTCGATGTAGAAGACCCCGAAGATATTTACGTTGACCGCTTTATGAATCCTTATGATATTGATAGCTCAAGATTCTTAATCCATACGCATATCTTCAAACCATTATCCTCTTTAAAGAACAACCCCGATTACGACCAGAAGGAAGTTAAAAAGCTTGAGGATTTCTTTGAAAGTCAACTGGGGATAATCAAGGCAAAAGATAATGAGAACTCTTTACAGCAAAAAAATAAGAAGCTAGCGGATATGGGAGTAAGTGATACAGAAGACCCGCTATTAGGTGAGACTTATGTTGAACTGACAATGCACTTCGTCTTTAGACCTAATGAAAAAGTAGACGGTAAGACAGTCCCAGAGCAGATATTTGTCTTTGTAGAAGCAGAAGATCAGACTATTTTGATGAAAAAACCCCAAGAAGAGATTATAGGTACTACTAAAGACCATTATTGGAGAAACCACTACAGATATAATACTTGGGGGGATGACATAGACAAACAAGACTTTTGGACTGACGGGATAGCGGATATTGTCAGAGTGCCAAATAAGATAATGAACTCTTGGTTTAGTCAACTTGTAGAGAACAGAACGCTTAGAAACTTCGGTATGCACTATTATGATTCAAGTTTGAAAGCCGATGGATTTATTCCCTCTACATTTAATCCTGTCCCTTGGGGATGGTATCCGGTTCCAGGTAAACCCTCGGACGTACTTCAAAAGGTAGATATTCCTGACCTTTCTGAATCGCTAGATGAGATGAATTATGTAGTAACAATGACCGAGAAAGCTACGGGTGCAACAGCAACTCAACAGGGAGTACAAACAGAACAGCAAAGAACGCTAGGCGAAGTTCAACTAGCTCAAGGAGAAGCAAAGGCAAGAACTCAAGGAATGAGTAAGTTCTATACTAACGCCTGGAAACAAAGGGCTACTAAGTTTTTAAAGTTAATTGAAGCGGCCTCTGATAAACTAGATGCAGTCAAGATATACAAAGAGGGTAAGAATACAAATGATATTTTTGAGAGAGAAATAAGTCCTAAAGACTGGATGACAAAAGCCGGATATAGAGTTAAGGTTTGGAGTCAGGATGAGAAGAAAGCTAATGATAATGATACTCTTCAAAAAGGCGTAGTAGCCTTACAGCTTATGCCTGGTAATCCTAAATTATTACAGGTTGTGCAAAGAAAAGCTTTAGAGCTTGCAGATTTAAAACCGGATGAGATAACCGAGATAATGCAATACGAAGAACAAAAACTAATGATGCTTGGTAATGGTACAATGGGGATGCCGTCTGTACAACCCAATGTTCCTGGCCAAGCAGGACAACAGCCTAATATGTTACAATTACAATAATGAATATAGACTCTCTTTTAGAAAAAGTAGGACTTAAATACGATGACTTAACTCCTGTTGAGAAGGAAACTCTTAACTCTTGGCAAGAGGCACTACAAAAGGGGCAGTTAAGCCTTGAAAAAGTCAGAGAGTATATAGTTTCAATGAGAGAAGCAATCGAAAATGAGCTTACAAAGAGTGATTTAGGCACAAAACAGGATTTATTCTTAAAAGCAAGATTAAGAAATTATATGTTATTGGAGGGCTTTCTATCAACGCCTGAAAGAGCTAAAGAACAGATTGAAAATGCAATTTCGGGAATGGTAAGAAGGT